TGAAAAACAACGAGAACAAGCACAACGAAGTAATGCTTTACGAGGTAAAAGAAGGTAAGATAGAAGAAATGTTTTAATTCTGATAGCAAGTGGCTAATTATAATGTTGATATTGTTGTAGGTATAAAAGGTAGGCAACAATTAGATAAACTTACAAAGGGAATAGAAAGTACATTAAAATCAGTTACACGTTTAAATGAATCAGCAAAAAAATTTAATAAAGTTACTCAAAGTGTTAATAGTTATTCTTCTGCGTTACAAAAGGCTAATATTGCATTAAATGGTGCAGTTTTAGGATCACAAAATGAAACGTTTGCAGTCCGTCAATTTGTAAACGCATTAGGTTTAGCAAATTCAGCAAGAGAAAGACAAAATAAATTAATTGAAGAACAAATTAAATTAAATAAAAACAATTTTGCAGCTTTTAGTAAATCAGCAAGTGGTTTTGCAATCGCTAATGATCCTGTCTCTAAATCAATTCGTAGAAATCAAAGAAATCAAGCTAGAAGAGCTAACGCTGGAAATAGATTTAGAGGTCAATCAAGTCCTCTGACATCTCCTATATTTCCTGGATTTGATGCTGCTATAGGACCTGGACAAGCTCAAAGTTTATTTGCAGGAGGAACTTTTAGAAATAATTTGATGTCTAATATAAATATGAGTAGAGCAGGAAGAGAAGCTAGTAATTTTGGTTTTGGTTTAGCTGGCGATCCTGTTGCAAAATCAATAAGACGTAATCAACAAACAGTTGCAAGAAGAACTGCAATACAAAAAAAATTAGATTTTCAAAACTTTTTAAAAGAGAAAAAAGCAAATAAAGAAATAAGAAATATTAAAGCTGGTCAATTAAGGTTAGAAAGGGCACAAAATAGAGCCTTAAAAGAACGTGTTGTTACAACACAAAAATTAGCTAAAACTACTAAAACTGCTGGAGGAAGTGCAGCACAAGGACAAGGTTTCTTTAGAGGTGGAGCTAGGGGTGCTATTGGTAGTGCAGCTATTGGTGGTGGATTTCCTTTGTTATTTGGGCAAGGAGCTTTAGGAGCAGTTGGTGGTGGAGTTGGTGGTGCTCTTGGTGGTGCAATAGGTGGTCAATTTGGATTTTCTCTATCTATTGTTGGTACTGTAATTGCACAAAGAATACAAGAGGCAATAGATTTTAGAAAAGAAATTGATAAGGTAAATACTTCTATAAGAGATACAGGTGGAACTTCTACATTTACAGCAAGTCAAATTACTGCTTTAGCGAAACAATTAAAATTAACAAAAGAAGAAGCTCTACAAGCTGTTAATGCTTTTGGAGGTTTTGATGCAGCACAAAGAACTATTTTAGCTAAAGTTTTTGGAGATCCTTCTACTTTTAAACTTTATGCTTCTATTTCAAAAGATGCAAACTCTCTTATATCAGCAATAGAACCATTAATAGATGCAAATGAAATAAGTATTACACAAGCACAACAAACATTAAAAGTTTTAAATAAAGGTGGTTTAAATGAAGCAAAGATATTTTTAGAAAGATTGAAAGAGGAAAAAGAATTAAATTTAGAAATACAAAAAATAGAAAAAGTTACAAATGAAGATAGACAAAAAGCTGATGCTGTTTTTAAACGGTTTTTCTATCAAGATCAAAATGGGATTATGAAATCTTTGGGAATATTAGAAAAAATGACGGAAGAGGAACAAAAAAGATTTACTCAACAGTTCAAAGCAGAATATTTTAGAGATCAAAGAGTTCAAAAATTAATTTCTGATAATGAAGATAACTTAGAACAAACAAGAGAATTATTACAATTAAGAAGAGATATTACTGAAGAATTAGAAAGACAAGCAATTATTCAAGCACCTAAAGATGAATTAAAAGCATTATTAGATCCTTTACGACAAGTTGATTCTTTAAGTAAAAGTATAGGAAGTTCTTTTGCTGAATCATTTAAAGGAATTGTTCGTGGATCTATGACTGCCCAAGAAGCCTTAAGAAATCTATTTCAACGCACAGCAGATCATTTTCTTGATATGGCAGCACAAATATTAGCTGCACAGATTAGATCAGGAATTATGGGAATATTTTCAAATATGTTTAGTAGCGGTCCTGATGGTTTTAATAGAACGGATTTTATGAGTGGTGGTTACACAGCACAACAAGCTAACATTGTTCAAAGAGGTGGATTTCTTGAAACAGTAATAGATGGTAGTAATGCAAATGGAGGTCCTGTCAAAGGTGGTGGTCGTTATTTAGTTGGAGAACGTGGGCCAGAACTATTCACACCTGGAGTATCAGGAATGATTACACCTAATCATGCTCTTGGTGGTTCTACAAGCATTGTTGTAAACGTGGATGCTTCTGGTTCTTCTGTTGAAGGTGATGAACAGCAAGGCAGAGAACTTGGTCGTCTTATCTCAGTTGCAGTACAATCTGAATTAATACAGCAGAAACGTCCTGGAGGTTTACTTGCATAATGGCTACCTTTCCTTCAATAAAACCAACATACGGACAAAGAAAAAACTCAGCACCATTAACACGTACTATTCGTTTTGCTGATGGTTATGAACACAGAATATTATTTGGAATAGCAGCACATCAAAATCCAAAAGTATTTAATTTAACTTTTAATGTTTCAGAGACAGAATCAGATACGATAGAAACTTTTTTAGATGCAAGAGCAAATGATAGTGCCAGCTTTACTTTTACACCACCTGGAGAAGCTAGTTCATCACAATTTGTTTGCGAAAGTTGGAGTAAGTCG